ACATAGGACGTGCTTGCCACGGTTGTGCTGTCCCCGTTTGTGATGGTCACGATCTGCGCGCACTCAGCGTCCAGGAACAGCCGCCGCCCGTCAACGTCCTCTACCGCATCGTAGTAGCGCGTGGAGGTTATCGTGTAGTCGAATGTCCGGTCGCAGTAGTTGTCGATAGCCGACTGCGCCGCGTCGATCAGCGTGGCGATCAGGGTGTCATCGTCCGTCTCCGTTGACGCGATGCCCCTGTACAGTTTCACGTCGGCGACTTGTGCGTATGCCATAGTGCCTCCGATCAGGGCCCGGAATGGTTACCGGGCCCCAATCCGCTATCTGTTACTCCTGGACGATTTCCTTCACAGCGCTCAGGTCATTGCCCGCCGCCTTGCCGCCGTACCGCGAGGCGTCCGCAAGGACTACCACGCTGTAAGCGTTCTTGACGTTGGTGCCGGTTGTGATGCCAGCCTTGAAGTACCTGCCCGGCGCGTTCAGCGCTGCGCCGTACTGCCCCAGGTCCTCGGCCTTGCACTCGGCCACCACGATGCTGTACTCGCCAGCCGTGCCGCTCACGGGGGTCACGGACGAGGTGAGGAACGCCGTGCCTGCCGCCGTGCCCGATGCGTCACAATCAATGAGTGTGACGGTAAGGCCCTTGACCAATGCCGTGCCGCCGTAGGCGTTGCCAGCAGCGATGACCATTGCCCGCCGGTGGTAACGCATGTCTACCACGTCCGTGTACAAGGTCTGCGCTGCGGTCGTAACGATTCTCGGAGCGAACGCCCCGACAATCGTCAGTTGTTCTGAAAGAGCTTCAGTAAAAGACATTTCAGTAGTTCTCCTTTCCTAGACTCACGCGCCGGCCAGGGTTACGAACGGCGACACCTGGTTGGTGCCGTCGGCCAGATACATCGCCTGCGAAACGGCCGGCTGGCCGTCCACGCGCTTGATGAATCTCCAGGTGCCCAGGTCGGATGTGAACGCAAAGTGCTCAGAGTAGTCGATCCGCAGCCCGCCCCGGTCGCCGATGTAGTAGTACCCAAAGTCGGCCAGGAGCACGCCACCCTTGTTAGCCGCAGCCGCAGCCGCAGGCAGCACAGGCATCGCCTCGGTGAAGATCACCGGCTGGCCGAAGAAGCTGATGGGCGGCGCTTCGCGCGTGTTACTGAGCCAAATCAGGTTGTTGCTTGCGCCGGACCCATCCGCCATCTCCACAAACTCGTGCAGCGCGAACGGATGTGCCAGCCAGACGCCAGACTGGCGGCTGGGCAGGAACTTCTCCATCATGCTGGCCGCATCGGGCAGCGCGAACGTGTTCGCGCCAGCCGCCTCGGTCAGAAGCGCCGGGCTCTTGAACACGCCCAAAGGCTGGTTCGCGCCATCGCCGTTGAGGAACGCATAGTCCTCTGCGAACGCGATCCCCTGTGCGAACAACTGCATGAGCAGGTCGCTGATGCCCTCGGCATCCTCTTCGAGTTCCGCCGTGATCTGCGTGTAGCCACCGAGTTTATTGGCGACCAGCTTGATCTGCTCGAAGGTCGGTTCGCTCTCGGTGAGCGTTCCGCCTTCAGCCACCCAGTAGGTGCGCAGCCCGCCCAACTGGTGCGCTACGCCAGCGGTCGTGCCGCTGTACGACAGCGCCGGAACGTTGAACTCCCGACCGCGCATCCGAATGACGCGCGCCCGTGGACGCACAACGCTCATGCCAAGTGCCATCTGGAGGATCTGGCTCGAATACTCAGGCGGCACCAGGTATCCACCCGTGGCCCCCGACTCCTCTGCCAGGTCCGCTTTGACGGCGTACACGCTCTTGAGTCGCTTCGTGTCTCGCCGCGTCACCGCGACAAGCCAGTCCGCGAACGATTTGGTCTCCGGGCGGTCGGTTTCCTCAGGCATAACGTTCAGCGCCCTCTCAATGACAGGCGCGTCCCTCATAGCCTTGGATACTGCCTCGGTGACCAGCTTCTGCATCTCATCGACCGTAAAGGCCGGTGCAGCCTGCTTGATTTCCTCGGTCATCTCAGTCTCCTTGATTTCGATCTGTGCTATCGGTTCGGTTATCGTTTCGGTGGTATCCGCGACCTGCTCAGTCACCGCCGATGCGTCCCCCGCATCCTCTGGCAGCAGCTCTTTGAGGCCATCGGCCCAATCCGTTAGCGATCTGATTTCACTCACGCCCAACGTGCGCGGCTCTGCGGGCGTCGGCGTCAGGCTCATCTCCACAATCGGCCACGACTTGATGCGCGGCCCGTCACGCTGTGCCAGGTGCCCCGCCGTGCCAGACGACCAGCCCAGCAGCCCTTTGCCGACCAGTTCCCGAATAGCCTCCGCGTACTTACCGGCCAGTTCGATCTGCGCTTCCACCCAGAGGCCGATATCATCCGGGTCGCCCAGTGTCGCACGCCCCAACACGTCGCGGCGCGTCTTGGCGTCTTTTCCATGCTGGTACAGCACCACGGGCGTGCGCCCCATGCGGTCGAACCAGAAGTCGGTGTCGGCGTCAAAGTATTCACCCTCCAAGTCGCGCCCACCGAACACGACGCCGTAGCCGCCAACAGTAAAGTGCGTGTCCGTCCCTTCCAGCAGATAGGCTTTTGTGTCGTGTGCCTTGCGCGCCGTAGCCTTGGCGATGTAGCCGCGCTTTACCGCTTCCCAGTCAGCGCGTGGCGAGAAAGTCACGCCGTCGCCGTCTTGCGTGTAGGGCACTTTCCAGAGCGAGTCCCCGCTTTCAACAATCAGGTAGTCATCGAATACCTCGACCACCCACCACTCCGACCACTGGGCCATTTGTGGCTGTGGCGCCGGATACGCTGCGTTGAACGCTTCGCGCACCTTGGCTATCCGCTCTTCAAGTTTCTCAATCAAGCCCTCTGCCATCTCGCTCCTTTCCCGTAACGCAAAAGCGCCGCCCCTGTGAGGTGTCTCCACTCTCACAAGAACGGCGCTCCGTTTCCGGGCTGCCACTATTCCGTTATCGGTCTATCGTTGTCGCCGTAACTCCGCTGTGCGCGGGCTCATGCCCAGTTTGCGCTCGATGGCGTCCACCAGCATCAAGAGCGCCTGGCGGATGGCGGTCCACAGTTCGGCGTCAGTCATTCCAACCCCACCGCGTGCATGAGTTGGTGCGCCCGGTGCTGGTAGGTGTGCGCGGCCAGCATCTCCGCACGGGCCTCTTGTGCCATTGACACCCGCTTGTCCGGGTCATCTAGCAGCCAGTTGATCACATCAAACATGCCGTCTTCCGCGCTATAGACAACCCCGCTTATCCCCTTGCTGATCGGTAGGCCCTCTATATAGTCCGTCACTAGTGGCTTACCTGAGCACATGATCTCGAATACCCGCATGTCGAGGTCTTTGCCCGTCACGCTCATGTGCCAGCCGATCTTTGCGCTGCCGTACACGTCGGCCATGTCCTCAAAGTACACGCCGCTCACAAAGTTGCAGCGATACCGCTGTTGCAGCCGCGCCATCGCCTCGAAGCGGCGCTTGTACAGCGGCGATGCGCCCCACGGCCCGCCAACCCACGCCAGATCGTACTCCTCTGAGTATACGCGCGGCGTATGTATCTCCGGGTCGCACGCCAGCGGCAACCACTGCGCGTCAAGTTCCTCACACCACGGCCGCATCGCCTCAAAGCGAAAGTCAAACAGCGGCGCAAGCCGCTTGTGCCAGACGAGCTTGTCCGGGTTTTGGCTGTCGATAAAGTACCCCGCCGTCGGGATACCGCTATCCAGCAGATCCCAGTTCGCCCCACGCGCCCCGCCAGATTCTACCCACAGGATCAGGTCCGGCCTCCAGTCGCCCAGCCGCGCCATGTCTAGCGTCTCATGCTCGCCTAACGGATACGTGTGCGGCCCCCACAGGCGATATGGTGTCTTGAACCCTTGCAGGCTGGCCATCGTGCCCGCCGTGCGCACATCGTGACTGTTTGCCTTGAGCGCCCGCGCCATGTAGTTGGCGGTCGTGTGCGGTGCGAACTTGTAGAGCATCAGCACGTTAGCCATTGGCCACCGCCGGTCGCAGCATCGCCCGCACGAACCGCCCTTCCTCTCGCACGTACACGACCTTCCACGGCTTGAT